AAGTCGAGTCGATGATGTCAGATATTGGGAGGTGGATGGGCGCTTTATCTGATCTAGATCAAGCAGAGCGCGAAGCTAAAAATCCTCCCATATTTAAAAAGCTGTTCGCAGGCAAGACTGTCGAACAAGAGGCCATGGAAACTTTTGCGGCAAAAAGAAAGGCCGCAGCACAGCGTGACGAGCTAAAACAGTGGATAGGTTTGACACTTGGTCAGTCGGCGTGGGAAGAACTCGTGAAAATGGAAGGGACGATTCGGAAAAGACGGCAAGAATCTATTTATGCACAGCGTGAAAAGCGCCGCAAGTTTATAGAAATCATGGCATGGATTATTATGATCTCTGTGGGCTTTGTCGTTCTAGCTACGTTTGTTTTACTTCTCAAAGCACATACTGCATCTGCCGAACAGATGACAACTTGTCGAAAAGTTAAGTGTGAGCGCATTGATAGTAAACAATTGGTTTGCGTGTTCAAGGGACAGAACAACACCATAGAATCTCAGTTTTTTTCTTACGGAGAATTTATTCCTAACGAATATCAGTGCAAATATGACCCTAGCGCCCGTAAAGACATGACGGTTCAGGAGACGTTGAAGGCTATACGTGAAAGTCAAAAATAAAGGTAGTAGGTTGAAGTGGAAAAATACATAGAGCAGTGGATTATGAGGGATTTAACCCCTATTGATCCAAATGTGGGGTTTGCTCTTTGTCCTTATGCCAAAAAAGCATGGATGGATGACAGGGTAAAAGTTGTAGTTTGTAACGGTGACTTATGGGATCGTGTTGCTGACGAATGTGTCAATTTTGATTCAAAAAATGCAATTACAGTCTGTATAGAAGAGGGGCCAGACAGAGGATATGATGAGCTAGAAGCAGCCTGCATGGCAATGAATAGCTATTTCTCTGCTACTAAACAAGATTTGTGGGTTCTTGTCTTTGAAGGAGAGGTGGCAATAATTTTCATTCAGCGGTTATCCGAATTGGACGATGCTAGTCAAAAGCTAGAAAAAGTGGGATACTATGAGAATTATGATCCTGAAGACTACATCAAGCTTATTCTAACCCGGCGAGAAAAGAGGATGCAAAATGGTCAAAAAAGCTAAAAAGATGATGGGTGGCGGGGCTGCTAAGAAGGCAGCGCGTCGTATGCGTGGAGGCGGAGCCACTAAAGCTCCTCGTCGTATGCGTGATGGTGGTGCCGCTATGGTTTCACCTCGCAGGAAAATGGCGATGGGTATGAAAAAAGGCGGCGCGGCTAAAAAAATGATGCGTGGCGGTAAGGTTAAAAAATAATGACAACTTCTGGTTCAGCGAATTTTGAGCTTGATGTAAGTGATTACATTGAAGAAGCATTCGAGCGTTGCGGTTTAGAGGTGCGTACAGGATACGATCTCAAGACTGCTAAAAGATCGCTGAACCTTTTATTTGCGGATTGGGCTAATCGTGGTTTGAATCAATGGACTATTGCGCAGCGCACACAGACAGTTACCGCCGATGATGCAGATTATGATCTTGGGGCTGACGTAATAGACGTTTTGTCTATGGTTGTTAGGCGCAGCACTACTGACTTTTCTATGAGCAGAATTAGTCGTGATCAATATCTTAGCATACCAAACAAGACTACAACTGGTAGACCAACGCAGTTTTTTATTGATAGACAGATAACGCCTAAAATAAAAATATGGCCTACTCCAGAAAACTCTACTGATGTTCTGCATTTTGATTGTCTGACGCGGATTGAAGATGCAGATACATTTACGAATACTGTAGAGGTTCCTTTTAGATTCTATCCTTGTTTGGCGGCTGGTCTTGCTTATTATATTGCTATCAAAAAAGCACCCGACAGAATACAGCTTTTAAAATCTATATATGATGAAGAATTTGATCGCGCTCAAGCGGAGGATAGAGACAGAGCCTCGTTTAATGTTGCGCCTAGTCTTCAGTATTATAGGGTGGGGTAATGACAAGATTTGCCACAGGAAAAGATTCTTACGGCATCTCTGATAGATCAGGGTTTCGATACCGTTTGCGTGAAATGCGCCGCGAATGGAACGGCTCTCTTGTCGGCCCTGATGAGTATGAGGCCAAGCACCCTCAACTTGACCCTCCAAAACATGTAACAGATCCAGAAGCAATTAGGAATGCACGCCCTGATAGAACGGAACCTGCTGTTGAGCAGCTTCTTGGGGTAAACCCATTTAAATCTGGATCATCTGGCTCTGCGGTAATTACAGTTCTGGAAAGAAACCATGGCAGATCTAGTGGAGATACTGTCAGGTTTAGGAAAGCTCTTGGCTTTGACGGATTCGCTGAATCCACTATAGAAAGTGCGTCTGGCTATACAATAACAGTCGTGGACACGAACAATTATACGTTTTCCGCAGCGTCAGGCACAGCAACGTCTGGTAGTCAAAGTGGCGGTGGAAAGAACGCTACGGCGGGGCCGGTAACGTTGGAGAATTAAATGGCGTTCACATTTGCACAGCTAAAGACTGCGATACAAGAATATACAGAAAACACGGAGACTACATTTGTGTCAAATGTAGATGATTTTATTCGTGCGGCAGAGGATCGAATCTTCTATCTCGTAGATCTAGAGTATTTTCGCAAAAACGCCACAAGTGCAGTTTCGCAGAATGATCCATTTTTGTCATTGCCGACAGACTTTTTAGCCTCTTTCTCGTTGTCGATAACAAACAGTAGCTCTAAGGAGTTCCTGTTGCAGAAAGATGTTAACTTTATTCAGGAGTTCAATCCCAACTCTGCTACTACTGGCACGCCAAGATATTACGCAAGATTTGATGTAGACAACCTGATCCTAGCTCCGACCCCGGACAGCAATTACGTTTGTGAGTTTCATTACTTCTACCGCCCAGCTTCACTTACAGCAGGAGCGGACAGTGGCACGACTTGGTTAAGCACCAACGCCCCAAATGCCTTGCTTTACGGCTCTCTGTACGAGGCGTATATTTACATGAAGGGTGAGCCGGACATGCTTCAAATGTATGACAAGCAGTTCACCGAGGCACTTTCGAGATTGAAAGATCTGGCAGAGGCAAGAGAAAACGCAGACGCCTATCGCAGGGGTTTGCCGGAACGGCCTCGGACATAAGGAGTAGAAGATGGCTACATCCAACGCAGCAACAAACTACCTAGAGCGGAGGTTGTTGCATTTCATATTCAAGAACAACTCTTTGAGTTTTTCTTCGCCGGGTGACAGCATCTATGTTGGTCTGGCAACTGCGGTATCTGCGGCAGAGACAGGTTCGGTAACGGAAGCTGACTTCACAAATTATGCGAGGGTGCAGGTTACGGCGTCTAACTGGACCACGATTGGCTCTGACTCTACCGACACACAGACAGCTACAAACGCAGCTAACATCGACTTCGCAGCGGCAGGAACTACTACTGCCGACACGATCACTCATGCGTTTATTGCCGACGCCTCGTCTGGCGGAAACATTTTGTTTGTCGGTGCGCTTGATGCCAGCAGAACGATTGACGATGGCGACATCTTCCGCATCAACGCAGGGAACCTCACGTTTGAGATAAAATAAAATGGCACTGGTACTCAAGGATCGCGTCAAAGAGACGACCACTACCACCGGCACTGGCACTTATACATTGGCCGGTGCCGTTACTGGTTTTGAAGCATTCTCGTCAGTTGGGAACAGCAACACGACGTATTATGCCTGCACGGATGGCACCGACTTTGAGGTTGGTATTGGCACATACACATCTAGTGGCACTACTCTAGCTCGTACAACGATTCTTCAGTCAAGCAACAGCGACAGTGCGGTTAGCTGGAGTTCCGGCACCAAGACAATCTTTTGCGCCCAGCCAGCAGAGAAGGCTGTGTTCCTTGATGCAAGTGGCAATATCATAGCGGCTAACGGCAGCGCACTCACCGCGCTGAACGCTAGTAACCTTGCCAGCGGCACTGTAGCCAACGCTAGACTGGACCAGCAGCTTCAAGATGTGGCTGGCCTTGCTGTTACAAACGGTAACTTCATCGTTGGAGACGGCAGCAACTTTGTAGCAGAGTCCGGCGCGACAGCCAGAACCAGCCTTGGCCTTGGTACAGCGGCGGTACTGGATACGGGCATATCCAACACAAACATCCCGAAGTTCACATCAGGTGTGGCGGATGACGACTTTCTTCGTGTTGACGGCACGGCCATTGAAGGTCGTTCTGCTGCTGAAGTTCTGTCAGATATTGGCGCACAAGCCAGTCTGACGTTTGGCATATCGAACACCAATGCGGTCAAGATCGACAGCAGTTCTGTTGCTGATGATGAATACGCTAGGTTTACGGCAAGCGGATTAGAAAGCCGATCAACTAGCGAGGTGCTGTCTGACATCGGCGGACAGGCCAGCCTTACTTTCGGCATCAGCAATACCAACGCGGTTAAGATTGATAGTGCATCTGTTGCTGATGATGAATACGCGCGATTCACAGCTAATGGCCTAGAGAGTCGGGCAACGTCAGAGGTTCTGTCAGACATTGGTGCACAGGCCAGTTTGACGTTTGGCATCAGCAATACCAACGCGGTTAAGATTGATAGTGCATCTGTGGCAGACGATGAGTTCGCACGATTTACTGCAAACGGTCTTGAAAGCCGAAGCGCGTCGGAGGTTTTGTCAGATATTGGTGCAACAACAGCAGCCCTTGCTGCCGACGAGGCTACGGCCCTTGCAATCGCGCTGGGGTGATGGAGATTTAGATGGCTAATACATTCAAAGTAATTACACGGGATGTTGCACCTAATGCGTCTGGTACACCAGAGACTTTGTACACAGTGCAAACTGGTAGCACCGTTGTTGTTCTTGGCTTGACGCTTGCCAACGTCCATACATCGCAAGTGACTGGCACGGTGCAGCTTGTCAGCACTACGACACAGACAAGTCAAACGCAGAACACAACGGCGCACATTGTGAAGGACATACCGATACCCGTGGGTTCGACGGTAGAGATCATGGCGGGCAACAAGTTGATACTGAATGTTGGAGACATCATAAAGATAGACGCCTCTGTCGCGGACAAGGTTTCTGTCACCATGAGCTACATGGAGATCACCTAATGCCCTACATTGGTCAGCAGACAGCCGACAACTTTCAAAGCACGGTAGCGGTTCAACGATTCAACGGTGATGGCAGCGATACCACATTCACCCTGACCACTGCTGTATCCTCTGTCCAAGATGTCCTCGTGTCTGTTGACGGTGTTGTTCAGGACACTGCGGCATACACCATTCCTGACGGCACTACGCTGACATTCACTGCTGCCCCGTCGAGTGGCACCGGCAATATCTTTGTGAATTACCTTGCACCGCAAGGCGCAACAATCACACCCGCTGCTGAGAACAAGGGCAACTTCAAGGGTGGTGGCCTGTTCCGTACCAACGCACAGTCGTTGACTGCCAACACAACCATCCTTGCAACTGAGAACGCAAACGTGACAGGCCCGTTTACTGTGTCCAGTGGCGTGACCCTGACCGTTGAAAGCGGTGGAACATTGGTGACGCTATGAGTACGTTGAAGGCAGATAAGATCGGAAG